GCAACAACATTCTTAGAAACCTTTTGTAGTTCTGTTACTGTCTTGTTCATCTCGTCTGCGCTAGTTGCTGTGAAATCCACACCTAGCAGTTGTGCGCCGTCCCATAGTGAGTAAGTGATAGTCATTGTCTGTTCTTCTTTCGTTAGTAGTTATAGTAGGAATTGTAGCCTAGTAGGCTGACATTGTATAGCGACACGCCGTTACTTAGATTGTGATTTAGAACACACATCTCTGTGTATAGATAGCCAACCACACTCTGAGCAGATTGCATCTCCTAGTCGTGCTAGTAGTTGCTCTCTACTTTCTAGAGAGTTTCTGTTTTCATGTATTGAGTTCATTAGAACTCCTTTCTGTTAAGAACCTTTCTTAACCTTATGTATTAAGACTATACTAAGGCACTGACAAATTGCCACCCCCCATTCGGTACAATTCGGACATTTACAAAAGAAATCGGAAAAAAGTAGGTGAGATAGGTCACATCTGGGGGCACTATACAGACAAAACGGACATTTCTAATGTATGTATCATACAAATTAAAATCCTATTAACATTTTATGAAATGTGATTCCTAGTTGACCAAAACATAGGGCGGGAAATAAAAGTTTTCATAACTCTTGACCTAACAAATTTTGTAATGCTATCATAATAACCTTGGACAGTTTTAGGAGATCACATCAAGGGTTTAAACTCCAAGTGCATGATGACGGAAGTGTATAATTTCTTTCAGATAAAGGCAACAGCTTTAACCGATGAATTGCGAATTTATAACTTGACAATTTCGGGGTACCTTAAAAAGTTATTTAAGGGTATAGGGTTTGTATGCAAAAAATCTGGAAGTATACTATTAAAAAACATAGATACATGATATACTTTATATAGGGGGTATATATGGGGTATACAAAAGGAACATGTGTTTGTGGAAACAAGCAGGAATCAAAAGGTAGATTAAACGGAAGACAGTACTTTGGTAGATTTTGTACAAAGTGTAGAAAAAACCAAACAAGACTTAAATTCCTTGTAACACAAGAGCTAAAATGTAATCACTGTGGATTTGAAGCTGTGCACAGATCTCAGATGGATGTTGATCACATTGATGGGAACCATCAGAACAATGATCATTCTAATCTGCAAGTACTATGTGCAAATTGCCACAGACTTAAGACATATGTTAATGAAGACTGGAAAGTCAAAAAATAATTTTTATTAACATTATATAGAAAGTAATATCTTAGTCAACTAGAATATATAGGGGGAGATAATGAAAAAGCTTTATATAGATCAAATAGCCAGGCGGATCACAGATTATAAGTATTCTACGAAAACATATTTTAATTCAGATATTGATCAAGCGACGGCGGCATTACAATGGATCATAGATTATCTTGCTAAAGACTTAGATAAATGCGATAATGTAGTAGATGGTAAATGTTCCATTGATTGGAAACATGATGACTGTGCAAGAATTTCAAGAATACTTAATGACTTGAAAACTAGTTGACTAGGATATATATAATGGCTACAAAAAAAGCGGGAAAAGAAGTAGAAAACACTACTTGCTACACATATAAAGTTGAGATGTTAATTCAAGTCCTTGCTAAGGATGAACCAACAGCCTTGGAACAATTAGAAAAATCTGGTGGCTATGTTACAGATAGAACAGTTAATCTAATGGATAGTGTTTCTTTATATAATGGCGAAAAGGGATAGTTTTTTATCTATTGCATATCTTTCGATTCCCGCCCTTTTAAGGGTGCATTAGTACCGAAGGTACAGAATTACCCTGTTAGGGCCTTAAAACCCTCTCAGGGTATTTTTATGGCCTATTCCAGCAAATAGCTAAGATGTTGAAAATGGGGTCTCTTCTCGCCGAAGCACTTTTTTCGCACTAATTGCACTATATGACCGATATGTCCTATATTTTATGCATATATAACAAGAAACCCAATCAGAGGCGGATCCGATTGGGTTCTTTATATCTTGCGATATATGTACGCAGGAACATGTGGGATGCTACAACTACGTACAGCTTAATTGTAAAATAGCTTTTGTTCTAAGTCAACTGTTTTTAAAATAAAGTTTGTTGGCCATAGTCATCTGGTGCAGAATATGATGGGGCAGGTCCAAGAAGGTACCCATCCTCATGATATGAAACCATCTTAGATGTATCTTCTGGTCCAACTAGTTTGTTTGCAATAATTGTTAAAAGGTCATATATACGGTGTAGCATAATATAATTAACCATTGGTAAGTTATCTTCTAAATCTGAAGATGTTGGTTCATTTGTCATCTGGTCTACCTAAGTCTTCCCAAAATTGTTCCCGCCCCATATTATCAATAGGAATAATAGGGGTACTTTCACACTGGCAATCTTTTTCACATGTCATTTTTTAACCTTTTCCATAGTCTTTATAATATCGTCATAAAAACCAAACCCTATAAACTTTTTATATTCACAGGATAGGCAGTATAAGTATACTTCATCATCTATTGATTGGTTAGGAAGAAGAAAGCCTTGATCTAGTGGGCAAACCAGTCTAGGAACAAGGCCTTCTTCAGAAAGTGCTATGTATTGAGATACTTGCTGTATCCTACGCATTTTCTCCTACTTCTGAGTAGTTGGGAACTTTAAATAAAATTCCTTAGCTCTTTGGGTTAAACCCTTCCAAGCCGACCAATTAGTTCCGCCATTGGTCATATAATACGTTATCTCTGCGTTTATTACTGGGTCAAATAATAGAATATTTGATCTCAGGTCAAATTTTTCTTTACGAGCAACACCTAGGTTTCCCAACATGTTGATCTGAAAAATTCCATAGGAACTGTCTCCAGTTTTCCTGTTACCATTATAAGCTAGAGGGCGTCCACTGGACTCCGTCTTTGCAATGGCCCAAGCCGTTCTAAGGGCTTTTCCTTCAAAACCTACTGCTGCCAGTAGTTCTTTCAATTCAATGTCTGAAAGCTTTTCCGAAGGCTTGTAAACAGTATTGCTGTACTTCTCTAAGGTTTCTTGCTTAAGTTGTACTTCTGTCTTTGGTTGTACTTTTAAAGCTTGAGCGGGGATCACAGTGTTGTTTGTAAATAGAAATAATGTTATCATTACTATTACAGTAGTACTGTGAGCAAAATCGCTCAGCCTTTGCTTTATATTCTCCATTGGCATTTCCTCCTTTAGAGATAACGAACTATAATCTTAACATTGTCAGTAAGTTACTGTCAAGTCAGTTGACCAGAAAGATATTATGGATATTTCATTTTCTACGCCTGTAGTTAACCTAAAAACATCAAATGGTTATGGTCACGCTGCTTCACAAGTATTAAATTCATTAAAAAGATTAGGGCATAGCGTACCTTTTCAAGACGCTAGAGCAAAAGTACAATTAAATTTTTCTCAGCCTGTTTATTATAAGCTGCATAGAAATCAATATCAAATTAGTTATACACCATGGGAATCTACCATTATTCCAAAAGAATGGTTTGAGTATTTAGATCACTGCGATGAAGTTTGGACAACATCTAATTGGTGCAAAGAAGTTTTTGAAGCAAATGGAATTAAAGACGTAAAGGTTTATCCACATGGAATTGATCCAGTATGGAGACCAAAGAAAAGAAACATAGAACATGGAAGACCTATAAAGTTTTTACATGTTGGAGAGCCAGCCCCAAGAAAAGCGGGACAGATGGTAGTAGATGCATTTATATCTTTGTATGGCAACAATCCTTTTTATTCTTTAACAATAAAAGCATATGGACATAACACTACTCGTGTCTATGATAACTATATAGATAAAAGCATTATAGGTGTTCCAAATGAAAAATTTAATAATATAAAATTAATTACAGAAAATCTATCTGAAGAAGAGTTAGTTAAGCTTTATCATGACCACGATGTTTTAATTTATCCTAGTTATGGAGAAGGATTTGGATTTATTCCGTTTCAAGCACTTGCAACTGGAATGCCAGTAATTTGCACAGATGGTTGGGCACATTATGATGATTATCTTGGTCCACTAAAATTAAGATCAGAACTAATTGATTCTCCTTGGCCAGTACATCAAGGACAAGTTTTTGAACCAGAGTATAACCATCTAGTTGAACTTATGAGAGATGTTTCAATCAACTACAATGCTTATGCAGGATATTACTTTGCTCAGTCAACTAAGTTACATCAAGAATATAATTGGGATCGGTTGACTAATAAAGCCTTTGCACATATTTTTAAAAAGTTCTCTTAACCTCTTCCCCGCTAAAACAAAGTTTGATACACTTAGACCTCATTCAAAATTATCAATCCGTTAGGCGGAAGAAAAGGTGTCACTAAAAAATGTCAAGAACTATTGAAAACCCATATGAAAACTTTATCGCTTTATCTCGCTATGCAAGATGGATGCCTGAAGAAAATCGCAGAGAAACATGGGGAGAAACAGTAGACAGATATTTTGATTTCATGCTTGCACACCTTGAGAAAGAACATAAGTATTCTCCAAACAAAAAGATAGTTGAAGAACTTAAGACAGCTGTGTTTAACAGAGATGTTATGCCATCAATGCGCTCAGTAATGACTGCAGGATCTGCATTAGATAGAGATCATGTCGCAGGGTATAATTGCTCATTTGTTCCAGTTGATTCACCAAGATCATTTGACGAGACTATGTATATTCTTATGTGCGGAACTGGAGTAGGATTCTCTGTTGAGTATAAGTATGTTAATAAGCTTCCTTCCGTCCCCGAAACATTTGAAAAATCTACAACTGTTATTACTGTAGAAGATTCAAAGCAAGGCTGGGCAAAAGCATATCGTGAACTTCTTGCATTGCTATGGTCTGGACAAGTTCCAGCAATTGACGTTAGCAAGTTGCGTCCTGCAGGCGCAAGACTTAAGACAATGGGTGGTCGATCATCTGGACCACAGCCACTTATCAACTTATTTGATTTTACAATTGCAAAGTTTAAGTCAGCCGCAGGCAGACAATTTAAGCCAATTGAAGCTCATGACATGATGTGTAAAATTGGTGAGATTGTTGTTGTTGGTGGAGTTAGACGCTCAGCAATGATTTCTCTTTCAAACATTAATGATATTGAAATGGCTCAAGCCAAGTCGGGTAATTGGTGGGAAAATAACTCACAACGTGCCCTATCAAATAACTCTGTTGCTTATTCACGCAAGCCACAGATGGAGCAATTTATTGCAGAATGGAAATCTTTATATGACTCAAAGTCAGGCGAACGTGGAATTTATAATGTGGCAGCAGCGCAAAAGCAAGCGGCAAAGTATGGACGCAGAGATCCAGAAATACATTACGGAACAAACCCATGTTCCGAGATTATTTTACGTCCTTATCAGTTTTGCAATCTTTCAGAAGTCGTATTACGTGAAAAAGATACAGTTGAAGACGTTTCAAATAAAGTTCGTTTGGCAACGATTCTTGGCACATGGCAATCAACATTAACTGACTTTAAGTACCTACGCAAAATCTGGAAAGACAATACAGAAGAAGAACGCTTATTAGGAGTATCTCTTACTGGACAATTTGGACATA